TTTCATGTTCATGAATGTGGCGACCTTTCAAAGGGCTGTGAAAGCATGTGTGCACATTTTAATCCGTATGGAAAGTTACATGGAGGTCCGAACAGCGCTGAAAGGCACGTTGGAGATCTTGGTAATATATCAAGTGATGCACATGGCCGTGCACGCTATTCGTTTTGCGACAACCTCATTAAAATTAGAGGAACTCGATGCAACATTATAGGTCGTGGATTGATTATTCACGCAGACCCAGATGATTTAGGAAAAGGGTGTCATCAACTTAGTACAACAACTGGAAACTCTGGGAAACGAATGGCATGTGCTGTTATCGGGCATTCTTCAACCAAAGTGTAACCAATTGTTTGGAGGGGGACACTTATTCGCCTTTTGGCACACGAAGTCTGGGGTGAGTTTCACAAGCAACACAGTCGCGAGTTGTTCGCACTGACTCTGCTCGCTCAAAGGGAATTGATCACATAGGTCAGTCTGGTGCGCTCGAACATAGTCTTCGATGGTGTGAACCGTCAATTTACACGTTTCACACGAGTCAACAACAGGGACATTCCCGATGAGATTTCGGCCATGCGCAACCGCAACACTTAGCAAAGCGAGGAGAACAACAAACGACTTCATTTATATTGTATACACTGTATTTTTTAAACATAGTTCACCCGTTTGCATTCAACAAATCACTGTTAGAATTTGTCGTATTCACGTCACCGGCAACGATAAAACTTCGTGTTCCGGGCCATATTATTCGTACGCAACCACCTCCCGCTGGCTGATACCCACTTGTGCTACCGGCTCCAACTACAACTTGATAACTTGAACCAGCTGCAACTGTAAAATTATTTAGATAAGCACTTGCACCACCACCACCGCCAGTAGCCCATCGTGAAGTTACACCAGCTGTATACCCACCAGATCCTCCTCCATACGAACCTCCAGCACACACGGTCACTCCAGTACCACCATTTGTACCACCAGCAGGAAGAGTAGTAGTTGTTCCACCTCCCTGACCAGATGTAGGGACTGTTGCGCTACCAGTACCTCCTGTCCCAATTCCGGTAGAAGATCCGTATGCAGACTCACCACCTCCACCTCCACATCCATATATATTTGAAGTTGAACCACCACCACCACCGGCACCGGCACCGGTACCATTCGAACCGGTTGTATTGTTACCTGCGCCACCAGCACCACCCAAACCAGTTAAAGAACCGGCACCACCACCTCCTCCTTGACCAGACGTACTCCCTCCGCCCGCTCCACCAGCACCACCTGCAAATCCCGTACCGGTAATGACAGTGCCACTGGTGCCACCGGCTTGATTATTCGATGACGTGGAATACGACCCACCACCACCGCCACCAGCACTACACACAATGACTGAATTTGAATTTGAAAATGTGGATGCACCACCAGCAGTTCCATTACCGCTTATATTTGAACCACCACAACCACCTCCTCCTATACACAAAACTGATACATTCGAAACACCTGAGGGACATGTCCATGTATAGGTTCCTGGAATGTTATACAACTGCCCCCCGTTTCCTGCCAGACTTCTATTAAAATTTGTCGTTATTTGAGTTGATGGAAATGATCTTCCCGCACCCCATAGTATACGAACAGCTCCACCACTTCCAGGATTTCCATTTGTTGTACTACTTGCACTACCAACTTGTAGTGCATATAAAGACCCGGGCACGACTGTAAAATTGTTTACGTATGCGAGTGCGCCACCACCTCCACCTCCACAATATGCGCCACTAGTGGTTGTAGATAACCCACCACCACCTCCTCCGTATTGCCCACCGTTTCCTGCTGATCCGTTTGCACCAGTACTTCCACCACCTCCTTGACCAGCTGCACTACCTATCACAGTTGTTCCACCACCTCCAGCTCCATTTGAACTACCAGGCCAAAAAACTCCACCACCACCACCGCCACCAGCTATATTCGATCGAGCTCCACCTCCTCCACCTCCACCTCCACCAGTTCCCGCAGTTCCGTTTCCACCGTTAGCTGCTGCTCCATTACCATCACCTCCGGCACCCCCAGCACCAGAGTACCCACCTGCCCCACCTCCACCCCCCATACCACCGCTAAAGGTACCATCTGCACCCCCACCAGCACCTCCAGCACCTCCAGTTCCAGTAGCGAGAGTACCACCCGCCCCGCCAGTACCACCAGAAGCAGCACCTCTGCCTCCACCGCCTCCATTTGCAGCACACACGTTTGATCCAGCGAGATTTCTAAAATACGAAGCAGTAGCCGCTGAGCAGTTAAAATAGTTACCACCAGTGTTATATGCGCCACCTCCACCGCCGCCGATACATATAATTGATACACTCGTTACACCAGGGGGGCACGCCCATGTATACGTTCCAGTTGTGCCGTAAAACGTTTCACCCGCGAGTGGTTGTAAGATTGTAGATATGTCAACACCGGATTGTTGATACTTGGAACTCGCAAGCGCGGCGCCGGCACTTCCATTTAAATTCGTATAACTTAAAGCGTTTCCATTTGCGTTCATGTTTGACAATGTTGAAGTTGCATAGTTTACAAGAGCTGGACAAAATAAAGTATTCAAATTCCCATTCAGAGGAGTTGAAGTGTAATTACTCATACTGTAATTTTAGTTTTTTTATTTCAAGTTAAACCCCCATCAAGTCTATAAAATTTAATCGAGGATTTCTTCGTATTCGAATACTCGTGATACCCGTCATGGGTTTTCTGTACATTACGAGTGGTCGTTTATACGAACGATGTTCAAGACTCTCAATGAGTATACGCAATGCTTCGACTGCGTTTATGTATCTCAAATAGATGATAACAGTTCCCATATCCAACCACCCACTTTTTCGTAAACAACACGCCAACTGTGCAGCCCCGGTATCTGAAAATATGGAACTCCAATCCTTGTTGACAAGGAGAACATTCTTGTATTCGGAATGAGAAATATATCGCTTTACACAGTCCATGCTCTTCTTACGATGCTATTCTACAAGCGGCTCAAAAAATCATGATTAATACCCTCGACGACACGACGAAAATTGTCCCCCAACTGTCGCCGAACTTCATTCAATGACGTAGCCTGATTTGTCCACCGAGGATTCTTCTTCATGTACGGCAACTTGCGCTTTTTACACAATTCCTTCATACGCCAAAAGTCCATGTTCACAAGATCACACAACACTTGTTCGCGATCAGGCCACTGCTTTGATTTTTCAATAATTTGCTTGTGCAATTCATTTTTGCACATTACTATATGACTCGGGATTGTTCTGTCAAATACAACCAGTTTCACTTTTTCCTTGTCAGCGTCAAAGTCTTTCTTTAGGGAATTCATCAACTTTAAATACAAACCTTCGGGCATTGCATCGCTGTGCTCGTGAAGAATATTTTGGGTATTCATTCAACTTGGCTCAACTTGGCTCAAGTTGTCTCTACCTAGGCAAAAAATATACACATGTTACAAAACAATGAAAACAGTTGTCATCATTCGTCCAAGCCCAAAAAAGGAGAAAAAGTTTCGAGCACTTTTTGAAGATGGATCACATGTCGACTTTGGTCAAAAGGGGTACTCTGACTTTACATTGCACAAGGATCCAGAACGCATGCACAGGTACGTTCAGCGCCACGGACGCATGGGTGAAACGTGGACGATTCGCAAGGGGCTCAAGACGGCTGGGTTTTGGACACGATGGTTTTTGTGGAGCAAGCCGTCTCTCACGGGTGCAAAAAAGTTTATGGAGGACAAATTCAACATTGTCATAAAGATGTAGGTTGTTTAAGAAACATGAATCTCCAGTTCGAAGCACTCGGATCGTACATAAAAACTGGAGCACTCTACGACGACACGAATATTTTTTTGAAAAATGTCATATACGATGTCGAAAAGGAGCGAGGTCGACTTGCTCATGCCACAATCAAAATCATAAAACGAATTGACGTTATTTCAAACCACATCAATAATGTCAGTATACCAAACTCGCGAACAAAGTTGTCTCGGTACACGGAACTTGTCAGTTCAGTTTCGAATGAATTGTTTGATGTATTTTTGTCACATACACTCACCACCCCACTTCACGTTGAATGGAAGGAATATTTTCACTCATTGTATGATTTAATCATCATATCCGACGTTGTGGATTATGATGATACATTTATCAGTATTGCAATCAAAGAATTGTACAAGTATTGGGACGTGCTTGAAGCGCCAAAACGTCTCAACACAACCGATCCACAGTATACGATCGTCGAACGAATCCTCGATATGTTTATGGAGTTGCGCCTTCTTCACAAACAGATGATACACGAAAATATTGATGACACGATTCGTAAAAGCCACGCGAACCGAGTCAGGCTCCACAAGGAATCCCTCACACTCAAGAAACAACTCGACCACGATGACGAATTACTGGCTAAATACGACGAAATGATTCGGTGGTCTTCGAAATGAAATAATTTAATTTACTTGTATACCATAGAAATGGTTGAACCATACAGGGAACCATTTGACATGAAAAAGGATCTAAACCCCAAAAAGGCTCTTGATAAGGGACTTGACGCCACAAGCAAAATAGCAGAACCAATCATCAAAGCAATTTCATCGAAATTTTCAGAACTCTTGAATAAAGTTTTAGAGTACGTGGATGCCATTAAATATTATTTTTTGTTTGCCATTTTTGTTCTCGTACTCATCTTTATACTCTATAGTACAGCACAACGAGAAATTCTTGCATCAAGTATTTCTCGTTCATTGAAACCAGGAGTTGCTTAATTTTTTTCGTGTGTCATAATAAATGGCACGAGACAAGAAGCCCCCACCAAGACAAGCACAGAGAGAGAATCAACCATCAAAGGGGCATGCGAGTCAGCCAGCCGGAAAGGAAAAGCCAGAGGAAAAACCGACAGGAATGTCCACGGGGGCAAAAGTTCTTTTGGCGTTTCTTATCATTTTGATTATTGCCATCATGGGTTATTTCATATACAAACTGTATTTTGGACCCGCTGCAAAGGCGAAGAAGGCCCTTATGGTCATTTTCCCTAAAACACCTGGGCTTGGTAACGCAACCCTAGCAACGACACCATCAACCAGTATATATAATATCAAGAAATGGTTGTATGGCAAGACGGCAATAGCACCAGCAGCAACAATCCCAGCGGCAGCACCAACAGCAGCACCAACAGCAGCACCAACAGCAGCACCAACAGCAGCACCAATCCCAGCAAAGTAAGTTTCCCCGTTACAAGTAAGACACACAATGTCTTCCCCCATTCAGTTGGATCGGCATCGCGGGTACATGGAGGATGAGACGGGGCGGGTTGTATTCTACAAGCTCATCTTTGACAACATTCTAAATGCTGCTGCGCATCTCAAGTACGTTCCACCAGGGTCGTACCAGGGGTGGGTGCATGGGGACAAGGTGGGAATACACGATTTCACAACGAATCGTTATTTTGTTTTTGGGTTTGGGTGGATTGACGAACACACGTTTAGAGATATATGTGCATACGATGAAAAAGCAAAAGCAAATGGAAGTTGTTCGTCTCAAGTCGAATGCAATTCTTCCAGTTCGCGCTACAGGCGGCTCGGCCGGCTACGATCTCACAGCCATTGAAGACGCACTTATTCAGCCAGGAGACAGAAAGTTGTTGCCGATTGGAATCAGCATCAAGTTTCCCCCAGGTGTTTACGGACGCGTAGCGCCCCGTTCAGGGCTCGCCGTCAAAAAGGGCATCCACGTTGGCGCGGGTGTCATCGACCCAGATTATACAGGAGAGATTCACGTGCTCCTGTTTAATCATGGTACTGAACCATTTGCAATTTCATTTGGCGACCGAATCGCCCAACTCATTCTCGAACGTTTTGAAATGTTTGAAGTATCCCTGGTTGAATCATTGAGCCACAACACACAGCGTGGCGCTGGTGGATTTGGGTCGACGGGTTAGTTGCTGAATGCGAGACCACCCAACCCATTTTTAATCCTCAAAATGTTAAAATTTGTGGCGTACAAGTACAGTGGTGCTCCAGTGTCCAAATTGAGTGCCCCCGTGTCCAAACGGCTAAAGTTGCAGGACCCACACGGCTGATGCTTGCTCGCCTTGAGCGCAAATGAATACATGCGAATCTGGTCGGTGGGCACAGCCAAACGGTACGAGGCAATGTCAGAGTGATAGTATCCCTGAACCTGATTGAACATTTTATCGGGCATTGGCACGTTGAATGATTCAACGCCGTTGAGGTACAATTGCACCGTGTTGGATGCCGGGTTTGGCGTATGCGCCGGATCACCGTGTCCCCATGTAATGCACTTGACTGGGTGATTCAACAAACTGAGATCAGCCTTGTTGCTCTGAAAGCTAATCTTTTGCACCTGTTCGATGAGGAGTTCGTGATCCTTTTCCGACACCATGGTGCGTTCGTCAGTGTCGAGGAGGACGTAATTGGCGTAAAACTTGAGACCAGCCAGGTTGGTTGTCGTAGTGGCGGGTGACAGGGCTGACCCAGAACTGAATGAAAACGTAATCCGAACCTCAACTTCATGATACTGCAGCGCCACCAATGGAAGATAGACTGCATCACAAAAGAAGAAATGAAGAGGAAGCCATGTGGACGTGTAAATGTTGCCCGCATTGCTTGCAGCAGGAGCCTTGGTGCTGTTATCCAAGAGGTACTTGTTCCAATGCTGTACCATGTACACTGAATCCTGACGGTCAATCAGCTGACCTCCAATGTACAATTCAAAAATGGCAGTGTTCGCATCACTGTCAGCCCAGATACCGCACGAGTTGATGGGTGCAGTTGGATTTTGGGCCGAGTACGAGTTTGACGTTGATTTATCACACACTGTTCCATTTCCCAGGTCGATCCAAATGTACCCCAAAAGGTCCCCTTTATTCGGAATCTTCAGAGATACAGTCTGACCTGGAGCGAGAGACCCCTGTGGTGTAATCTGCACAGCCTTTTGCGCAAAATTTGTGTACCGCTTGTACTGTTGACGGAAAAAGGAAACTTCTGGGTTTCCAGTGAGAAACGCATCCTGAACTCCTTTCGCAACAAGTTCAATCGACATCTTTATTCTTACTCAAGAAATATATTAAAATAGTATAACGCTATCTATACAAGATGGTAGCCTTTGAGGCGCTGACATGGGACGCCCGTGATTCCGAAGATGGTGATCACGTCATTACCATTTTTGGAAAGACGGCTGACGGTGTATCAGTAAGCGTGACGAGTGCATTCGAGCCGTACTTTTTTATAAAACTTAAAACTGGTGATGATGTTCGTGTCATATTTGAAGACATTACAAAAAAGTGTGGACCATGTTCACCGTATACATTTGGATTTGTCGAAAAGAAAGATTTATGGGGATTTCAAAATAATGAAACGTGTCGATTTGTAAAACTCGATTTCAAAAATGTAGCCAACATGCGGAAATGCAATGCCCGAATCAGGGAAAAGTACAGAGTGTACGAGGCCAACGTTGAACCAATGCTGCGATTCATGCACCGTACTGGAATACAATCAACTGGGTGGCTCGAAACCGGAACCTCGTGTCGTCGAGCTCACCTCACGCGATGTACTATCGACTTGTTCTGTAATGATTGGACGACATTGAAACCACTTGAGAACGACACACTCGCCCCGTTTATAGTTGGATCGTTTGATATAGAGACAAATAGTTCAACGGGTAAATTTCCAGATGCAGATATACCGGGCGATGCATGTTTTCAAATTGCAGTGTCCCTCAAACGTCTGGGTGAATCCGATGTGTACGACAAGACGTGCCTGTGCTACAAGCAAACCGCCCCAGTTGATGGGTGCACCATTATCAGTTTTGATACAGAGCGTGAACTGCTCTTGGGATTTAGGGAGTACATCCTCACCCATGACGTTGACATTTTAACCGGCTGGAACATTTTCGGGTTTGATTTGGAGTTTCTAGTAAAACGTTCGATTCACACCAACTGTTCTGAAGCGTTTTTGGATCTCAGCAAACTTCGGGACCACGTGTGCTCCATGGTGTGCAAGAAACTGTCATCCAATGCTCTGGGGGACAATGAACTGAAAACACTCCCCATTCCCGGTCGGTACGTTTTCGATTTGTTTCAAGATGTAAAGCGCGAACACAAACTTGATTCGTATTCATTGAATGCGGTTTCAGCCAAGTTTCTCAACGACCAAAAGATTGACATGTCGCCCAAAGAAATGTTTCGTCGCTACGCCAAAGGGGACCCACATGAACTGGCCGAGGTTGCAGAGTACTGCGTCAAGGATACGCTGTTGCCCCATGGTCTCATGGATAAGCTGTGCAGTTTACTCAATTTGCTGGAAATGGCCAAGGCGACATGGGTGCCCATTCAATACCTGACGGAGCGCGGACAACAAATCAAAGTGTTTAGTCAGATGACTCGAAAGGCTCGGGAATTGGGCTACATGGTGCCCACGTTTCAATATGGCGCACTACCCTCCGAGGGGTACGAAGGAGCCACTGTTCTTGATGCACAGGCTGGTGCCTATTACACACCAATCACCGCTCTGGATTTTGAGGGTTTGTATCCATCAATCATGATTGCACACAATTTGTGTTATTCCACACTCGTGCTCGATCCAAAGTACATGAACATTCCTGGCATAACCTATGAAACATTTGGGTCGTATACATTTGCACAGGATGTACCGAGCTTGCTTCCCGACGTTCTCCGAGAGTTGAAACAGTTTCGAAAAAAAGCCAAGAAGGATATGGCGTTAGCAACTGGATCGATGAAGGCGGTGTACAATGGGAAGCAGTTGGCGTACAAGATTTCCATGAATTCAGTGTACGGATTTACCGGCGCGAGCAAGGGGATGCTCCCCTGTGTCGCCATTGCGTCAACGGTTACAATGAAGGGGCGGAACATGATTGAGACAACCAAGACATATGTCGAAGAGCATTTTCCAGGGTCAAAAGTGCGCTACGGCGACACGGATTCCGTCATGGTTGAGTTTGATGTCGGGGGTCGCACTGGTGTCGACGCGATCGAGTACAGTTGGATGCTCGGTGAGCGCGCAGCCAAGGAGTGTACGAGTTTGTTCAAGGCGCCAAATAATTTAGAACTTGAAAAGGTGTATTGCCCCTATTTTCTGTACTCAAAAAAGCGATACGCCGCCAAGTTGTGGACGAAACACAAGGATGGAGCCATGCACATGGATTACATTGACGTCAAGGGTCTTCAATTAGTGCGGAGGGACAATACACCCTTTGTACGTGAGGTGTGCAAGGAACTTTTAGAGGTTATCATGGAGTCAAAAAATCCAGAAGGGGCCACCAAACTTGCTCGGATGCGGGCAAAGGAACTTTTAGATGGGCATGTACCGATTGAAAAACTAATCTTGTCCCAAAAACTCGGCGACTCGTACAGCAAGTCAAAGAAGAATCCGGATGGGTCGATGAATCACGACGATGTCAACCTGCCTCACGTTTGGGTGGTGCGGAAAATGCACGAACGCGAACCCGGCTCTGAGCCACAATCAGGTGATCGCGTCCCATTCGTACTCATTGAAACTGGAATTAAAAACGCAAAACAATTTGAAATGTCCGAGGATCCAAAGTGGGTTGTTCAAAACTCAATTCCTCTCAACTATACGTATTATTTCACAAACAAATTCATGGTGCCCGTCGCCGACCTGCTCGAACCATTGGTCCCACGGGATGTATTGTTTGAAAACCACACAAAGAAACAAGTACAGTCAAAAAATATAGCCGATATGTTTACAAATTTCGCAGCTAAACAAAAGACGCGTAAGACTAGTACGAATATAGATGACAACTCTAGCGGAGCAAATTGCCTCCCTGGTTGAAAAAGAGGTTGAGCGTAAAGTTTCAGAGGCACTTACAGAGTATGCAAATCGTATCGCATTGAGTCACAGAATCCCCTTGTCCCTTTTACTGCGAGATATCCCTTCACAGCCCACGACACTTGTATCGAGTAATCTAAATGTAAACACGTGTCGTGGAGTCACAAACAAGGGGTCTCGTTGTACGCGAAATGGTGTGTGTGAAGGGTACTGCAAGATGCATCTTCATCAAAAACAAAAGGTGCAACCGGTAAAAATTGCCTCGACACACAATCACGGAATACCACCACTCTTCAGGTCTGACTGTCCAGCGTGCGCAGCTGGTGCAATATCGGCACCCAGAAAACCGCTTATAGATTGTAGTCTCTTTTTACGCAACAATGAGTAGATCTGAAACACTTTTAGATTCTATCAATTCATTTTATGAAGACCCGAAACATTCGTATCATTTGACGAACATTTTGGAAAAGAAGGGTACCGTGTCGCTTCGCAATTTGGAATGGTTCATTACAAATTACGCCAAGCGCCAAAATCTAACCTACAAGACGTCTGATGGCAAGACGTTTTCTGTACACTGTGCATACAAGTCGAGTCTTGATGGGTACAGCAAAAAGTTGTTTGATCCATTTTGTCGAGCGGATAAATTTCTGTATCGTGTTCCAAACACGGACAAGGAATTTATGACCACTGTCGCTCAACTCAACTTTATCAAGTGGTGCATCAAGAATAATATCATCACGTACATTGTCGACAATTTAAAATTAAAAACTCAAAAAGCCATCTGAAAATTTGAGTTGCAGCAGCGCTGAATAGTACACCATGACTGTGTACGCATTTGAGGTTGTAGTTGGTGCAATCAATTGGTTGTACAAAAATGTGGTTTGTGGGGGTACAAGACTAAAGTCGATGGCTCCAGATAAAGCATTCTTCCCCGCAGCAAGCGAAAAGGCGTACGTGTAAATATTTCGTTGCGGAGACGACAGACTCGTCTTTAAGGGTTCGGCAAACTTGTAATAATTTGCTCGATCTGTAAACTGGTTGCCAATATCAGAAAAAAATCCAAGTTCCGTTTGATTGTTAATGTACATTGTAACATCTGATAGGATTGGATACTTTGATTGCTCATCAACACTTGTTGAATCAGTGGCACTGTAATTAAATCTATTCAAAAAATAACTCGTCACACCCGGACTGTCCACCTGTTCATACAATGTGTTTCGAAATGCCCAATGTATGCATTCGACTGGAACATTCATAACCAAATTCGTCTTTGCGTACAAGTCTCCTATATTGGTTTGTATTTCCGGTTGCTTTTGAGAAACTGCGACAAGAATGGATGGCTTTTTCTGAATTGAGAGACGTTCATCGCGCGTGAGAACAACCTGCTCACATACAATGTTGAATGAAGGAAGACTTAATGTGTACGGGGCCACATCAACCCGAGTATTACTAAAAAATTCAACGGGATTGAATAAAATTTCAAGCGTAATTTTTTGATTGTTTATGGAACACAATGGAAAGTACGATGTCATGCGTGAATTAAAAAAGAATGGCAACGGAATGTACAAATCAAGCGGTCCAACCATGGTGTTGCCTACACCATTCACGAGGTAGGAATTTGCCGCTTTTTGTTCTTGCGTCAAATACAACTCATCGTGCATAATCATCCAATCATCGTACAGTGTTTCAATTTCGTATTGATCGACCCGAAACTTTACGGAATGAATAATGGCTCGTCCAAGATTTGAACAGTATTGAGAATCCGGAAACTGTCCTGGATCGAGTGGAGGGTACCCGACATCTGGGAGGTGCGGCATAGTGCACTGAAGGTACATGCCAGTCAGGAGATCACCCATTTGTTTTGGGTACATGGTTACAATTACAGTAGCCCCGTTAAAGGGCCAATTGGCAATCCCCGGAACTGGTGGAACATATGTAACTGTCTGGTACTGTTGGAAATTTGTATGGCGGCGCAAGTCGTACTTTAAAAAGGAAAAGTCTCCGAGAAGATACGTATCCTGTTTTCCAATTGCGTCAAGGGACAGTGTCGACCCAATACCAGCCTGGCCCCGGATGCTCTCTGGTGTGCACTGGGCCACTACATTGGAACTAGTCCGGGGACTGGGCCGGGAGTGTTGCTTCTTTTTACGATGAGCCACACGAGGCGGCATTCTACCTTTTTCTAGTATTTTAATATATCCATTTTCCACATATCAAGTACAGTTGTCTTTTTCAATGTGGCAAGACTGCTGCGAATCTTTTCAAGCTCCGTCATCAACTCTGCAATTGATTCATACGTGTACTGGTACGTCTTGATATTCATGAGGTGTTCGTGTGTATCCTTGTGAAACAATCGCCTCAAATCTTCTTCGATGGAAGCGCGAGTTCGCTTGAAAATAACCAACTCACCATCCACCACCATTTTGATAAACCGCGCCTTGTCATCAAGGAGTTTTGACATCCGTTCGAGCTCAATCAACTGATGCGCCTTTCGCTTCTTGTAGTGATCAATTCGAATCTCGACAAAGTCAACCAAAATATCCTCTGCACTCGTGTACCTCTTGATACCCCTTGTCGGGTGAAACAAGTGCATGTTGGTTCCATGAATCACCTTGGTCAGTTTCAACTTTTCATCCCCACCCGTAAACCCATGGAGTGTAAAATGAACCGAATCCGTCGTGCTGTTATTCGTGTATCCAATGATAGTCTTTGACTCGACCAGTTCATCGAGAAACTCCTTGTAATCCTGTGTCCACTTACCCGGGGGCAACTCTGTAATCACACCATGTGAAAACACCCCCTTGGCAATCCAGGTGGCATCCCCACTCGCCTCAATCGTCCCTTTGAACCCCTTGATCCACGGGGTCATCGGTACAATGGGTTCATGATTCAGGATTCGAAGTATATTTTTTTGAATATCATCCGGATTGAAGGATGGAACATTCGAACTAAATCCAGTCCCTATACCCTCCGTTCCATTCACCAAAACCATGGGGAGTATAGGAACGAAATATTCTGGTTCGATTTGTTTTCCGTCATCAGTGAGATACTCCAAGATGGCGTCATCACGAGGATCAAACAACGTTCGGGTCGACGGGGACAACTTTGTGAAAATGTACCTGGTTTGTGATGCATCCTTCCCACCCATCAACCGAGTACCAAATTGACCACATGGCTCCAAGAGATTGACATTGTTTGACCCAACATAATCATGCGCCAGTCGAACAATGGTATCAGCCAGAGACACTTCACCGTGATGGTACGATGTTTTTTCAGACACATAGGCGGCCAATTGCGCCACCTTCATCTCCTCCTTGAGATTCTTAGCCAGGCACGCATAGAGCACCTTGCGTTGCGACGGCTTGAACCCATCACAGACACTCGCAATGGATCGACGCAAATCAGCCAAACTGAAATTGACCAAATCCTTGTGTATGAAATCTGAAATACCCAATTGAGTTATTTTTCCGTACCCAACCTCCAAGTCGTCGCGCTGCGAACTTTCTAAAAGCCACGTCTTTCTGGCATCTGATTTCGACTTGTCAAATGCCAAAACAATCGAGTCGTCCGTTGACGTGTCAACGTTAAACTGCACCGTCAATGTGGAAATGTTTTTGAAATACTCTCGAGCCTCTGCAGATGTCGATGTACCGAGCCCCTTGTAGTACTTGATTTTCCATGTGGATGGCGCAGAGATGGTTGATTCCCATTGACGAAACGATGAATCTGTGAAAAATGATACAACCTGAGAACCCTTTGAAGCCTTGATGATGGGTGTAACCATGCTCACAACAAAATTCAGTTTGAGGAGGCTTGGCCAAAAGTAATGAATCATGTTGAGAATGAGACCCTTGATGTGCGATCCGTCATTGTCCGCATCCGTCATAATCATCAGTCGACCGTACCTGAGTTCAGACAATGACGTGTACACCTTGCCCTGCTGAAGCCCCAAAATCTTTTTGAGATCGGAAAACTCTTGGTTGATCAACAGCTGCTTGACTGATGCATCCCGAACATTTTTACACTTGCCTCGAAGTGGAAAAACACCATAGTATTCACGACCGACAACGGAAATTCCAGCCACAGCCAGCGTCTTGGCTGAGTCCCCTTCCGTTACAATGAGGGTACACTTGTTCGACCTGGTTGTACCGGCTGCATTGGCGTCATCCAGTTTGGGAATGCCCGTGATTTTTAACTTTCGAGCACCATCAGTCTTTTTGAGTTCAGATTGCTCCTTAAACTTTGAGAGCGCCAAAACCAAATCCTTGATGCCAGTTTTGAGTACAGACTTTATGAAATTTGCAGGTGGTTCAAACTTGCTCCCAAACTCTTGGGGGCGAAGCGTACACTCCGATTTCACCTGAGAACTAAAACTGGGATTGACCAATGTGGATCGAACCAGGATGAACAATGTATCCTTGACTTGTTGGGGGCGAAGTACAATTTTTGAATCCAAGTCGGCAATGATCCCAGAAGCCACCATGGATGCAATGTAATCCACGTGCGTCCCACCCTTGGTTGTACAAATGCCATTGACAAATGACACGTGTTTGAACCCGTCGGATGGAGCCACACACACGCTCCATCGTTCCGACTTGTGGCACACAATGGGGGTGTTTTCGGGGAGGTACATGGCGGCGTATGATTCGGGTGTGATACTGGTCAGTTCGACACCCTGAAACGAAACCTTGCACTTGGCACTCGTACAAAAACTCGCATCGTACACTCGCTTTTCTATAATTTTGAAAAAGTCATCGTCAAGGTGTTTCATGCCAAACCTCGACCAATCTGGAATGAATGAAATGGAGACACTCGACGACACTTTTTTGTACTTGGTCATTTTGGGGGGGTTGCATACAGTCATGTTGTTTTCCCACGTTTGATTATATTCAATCTTGTTCTCTCCATCCTGGATGCACACTGAAAACTTTTTCGAAAAGACATTGGCCAGTTTGGCACCGTACCCATTCCGACCACCCACTACACGTTCTTGGGTGTCATCATAGTTTGTGCTTGTAAGCAAGTGGCCAAATGTCAATTCGGGGTTCCAAATTTTTTCAGTGGGATGTTGTTCGATTGAAATGCCACCAAGTGGGCCGTCATTTTCAACAGTGATGGTTCCAGTTGTTTGGTCTACGGATACTGAAATTTTCTTCACAAGTGTTGGAAATCCCGAGTTGCGATCAATGGCGTTGACGAGAATTTCATCAAAAATTTTTAAAAGTGCGGGCGAGTACGTTCGTGTTCCCTTTGTAAATGTAGACATGTCGGAACCAAGCGTCCAGTATCCATCTGCTATGCGAGCCACGGGACCAACATAGGAATCTGGGCGTTTGAGAATGTGTTCGACATGGGTCAACTTTTGAATTTGTTCCTTCATTATTTATTTATAATGCGAGTTTACTTTTTATCTTATCAAACGACTGGCTCGTAAACCCATACACGTTTTGAACATGAATATACACTTCCGTACCATCATGAAACACGATAAACCATTCATTCCATATGTTTGGGTATCCAAATGCTTCTATAAGCGCACTCCTTGAGTCATTGAGCGTTCCTTGAAGTGGCATTGGTTCCAAATGCTGTACAGTCATAAAGTCTGTGACGAGTCTTCTCAAATCTTTGAGAATGGGTAAAAACGGAGCGCGATCATTCATCAGACGAAGCAGACGTCGGACATGCATCTGAAACCCTGGTCGCAAACGAAACTTTTTATTCAATACAAACAATTGACACATACAGAAATATAAAAAGTCATTTTCAGTGTGATCAACAACGGTGACAAATTGACGCATCATGTTAAAATGATAAGTGAATTCATCAATGTGTTGATATTTTGCGACAATAAATGGGTACGTTTCACACTTTTGAAATCTTCTAATTTTCATATTCCATGCTGCAATTGGAAGTGAATCAAATGCATCTTTGCATGAAAACTTGTAAATGATGTGTTCGAGTTCGCGTGGAAGTGGAAGCGAATCCATTTTAGTTTAGTATCACCTAGAAAAAACCTAGATTGTTTTAGTACCAAATTTTTCGTCCTTGGAGTGTAGCCGTGTGAGCGAGAGGATTTTGATACACCTTCATCTTGAAATCGTCATGAAGCGCTTGACGTCCAATTATTTTTATAGCTGAAAATAATCGTCTCCATTCGTCGTCAGAGAGTTCCTTGGCAAATGGGGAAATGCGAGCCTTGTGTAAAATTTCTGCACGAAGATAATTTCCAATTCCAGAGACAAGTCCTCTTTGATCGAGGAGAAGGACGGCGATTGGTTTCTTGGGGTGTTTTCTCAACTTGAATTCATTCCACGAAACTGAAAACATATCTGGGGCAAGTTCGGATGTCATGTCGTGTTTCGAAACGACAATCGATCCAAACTTTCTCTGATCGTTAAAGTACACTGTATTTGGGTTTGTAAAATCTAATGTGGCCCTGGTCCACTGATTCGGTTCACTCGAAAGTGTCCCCGTCATTCCAAAATGAATTGTAATATTCCAGTCGTGTTCGAGATGAATCACCAGTACTTTCCCTTTTGACACAACTTTGGTGCATCGAAGTGGAAGACTCTGAGTGAATGCTGGGGGTGCTCGTACACCGCGAATGCCAACGAGCTGTTTATCCAAAACATAACACAAGTGTTTGGCGAGTGTGAAAATTTCCGGTCCTTCTGGCATATCTTCTTACTTGGTTGTGTTTTTTAAATTTGCATCGGGACACGGGACGCAAATTTCACATGGTGGGCAATGGGGTGTCCACGTTCTCGGATCACCTCCGAGAATGCGACCGCTTGCTGCGGACACTAGAATAGTCATGACAACGAGAATATAAAACATTTAGTATATATGAAGATTACTTTTTAAATACAATCATTCCACATGACCCGTCGATTGTATCAAAACTAATATCATTTTCACGCGTGAAATCTAATACAGCTTTGAGTGTGTCAGAATCTCTAGCACAATCATGAATGAGAACTATTCCACCAATTTTCATTTTTGGAAACACCGCTTTCAAATCTGCATAGCACCCTTCATATGAATGATCACCGTCTATGAAACACATATCAATTGATTCGTTTCTGTGTATACCAACTGTGTATGGCGATGAACCGCGAATTGGAAATATCCTCTGTTCGAGATTATTGTCTTGAACCATTGTGTAAAATTTGTAAAAGTAATCGTCAACCCGCGGAGGCGGTCCACCTTTGAGTTCTGACCAGTCGGCAACCCAAATGTCATGCGCGTAGACGAGTGCATGTGAATGTGATGCCACAATGAGCGCAGAACATCCAAGATATGAACCAGTTTCAATGTATTTTGACTGGTCTGATAAAGCGCTCGCGTACTTTACAATCGTATCTACATCTCTACTGTTAAGTGTTCCTCGTACACCTTTGAAGATGGTGATAGCACAGCCGTGTTCATCAATTATGTACTCCATTGAAAAGTTAGTGTGAAAACTTTTTAAGTATTTCTTGTCTTGTCATGTCGTCGCTTTCAATATAAAAGTACTCGTACAAATTGGTTTCTCCATGATAACATCGAACCTGATTATGGGCGGAGTACCGATCAAGATTTAAAATACTGCGTTCATTTGTTGACATTTCCTTGTCAATCGGATGCGAACAAAACCCAGTTGTATCGAGATGTGATTTATTGAGCCATCCCGGTTCGGCTTTTAGCTTAAACTGCATCAATCCGATATGCGCGAGAATGCGGTTGCACAATTCGAGAACAACTGGGTACGTTGGGTGATTGTGTGTAAAAAAGAGCACCTTGTCCTGATTTTGTTCAATGAAATCGGAAATTTTCACGGTGCATTGCTCCTCCTTCTTTTTTAAAATTTCGAGACTCTTTTTTCGTCGTTCATCGAGATTGAAATCAATAGTTCCTTCATCAAACATTTGTAAAACTTCATCGAGCGTCTTTCCCGATTCTAAAAGTCGCTCAATGGGGGCAAATCCCCCAGTGCCGTGGTGAATGGTGAACAATCCATCACAATATAAATAGGGGAAACTCACAATTGTACATGATGATTTTAATTTTGATGTGTACATGTCAACACCTTTTGTAGTCGATTGATAAATGAAAAGATCACACAATTCCAACGCCTCGTCGGGTATGACAACACCCTCATCGAAATTACTAAAATAGGACACGCGTTTAAAATCGGGATGCTTTTCAAACAGACGAACGAGTCCCAAACTCCCCACACAATTTGTGAAACATATACAATGTGAAACCATATACATGTAACCGTAGTAAAAACGTGTATAAAATACGCATTGGTTTTTATGTACAAAAAAGCAAGCAAACAAAAAAAAAATGGACGATTGGTCAACATTATACAGGAGTGCACAAAAGGAGCCTGGGGCAACTGATGACTACTGTAGAAAGTTTGCAGATTCATGTCTCAAAGTTAAAATGATGTGCGCTGCTGAAAAACAGAAACGAATTGATCAACGACCAAAAATTATCCCTTTACGGGCGTGTATTCCTCTTACAAAAGGGGCATGTGCCCAATGCGAAGCGACGTTGATGAACGGACTAAAGTGTAGTAGCAAGGCGAAATTTGGCGCATATTGCGGTAGACATAAAATTTCTTTGTAACTATAAAAATGCCTGATTTCCGTGCAGCTATTATCGGAGCCTTTGTGTATGTTTTGTTTTTGAACATCATCCCTCGCATTTTCACAAAGCCAACTGGTGTTGAGATACTCGATGACATTGTCATGTATACACACGCAAATAAGAGTTTAGTGGTTCCAAGTGCTGTTTTGGTTGCCCTTGTTGTGTACGTGGCAAATTATATCGATGTCCAGGTTTTGTAAATTTCAGACAAACTTGTAATGTGCCGAGTGTGTGAGTGATCCATGTATGTGAGTTTTTTCGTGTACGCATCCTTCATGTATTCCATAAGTTGTTCGAATGAGGGTTTTCCCCACACCATACCCTTTTGAAACAGGAAATCATCAGCCTGAATTTCCTGACGACCGCATGAAATTGTGTACGGTGTTGTAATGTACTCAACGGCACCCCCGTACTCTGTGAGAATAACCGGTTTGTTTTGGAGTGCCGCTTCAACAGCACCCATACCAATCCCCTCGGAACTCGAAAAACTCACATAACAATCACACAATGCATGAAGACTATCCAGGTATTCTTGGGGAATTAATCCATTGATGACGAGCACATTTTGGAAATTGAATTTCACCTCTTTCATGCATGTCGCTTTGAGCACTAGAAATGCATCGGGAAGTTCCAGGCGGATAAATGCTTCTATAATTTTGTTTACATTCTTTCGCTGATCCATGACATTTCCAATGTGATAAAAAATGTACTTGTCCCCAGGAATTCCAAATGTCGTACGAACACGGATAGATTTCAAAGGGGGCACATAGGCGCGAAACACGACAAACTTGGTGCCAGGAAATTGTCGGGAAAAGACACGCTGACAAAACTCACTTGACACGATGATTGTTTCAAAGAGCTCAAAGAGTTTGCCATACAATGGGTGCACCGTTTCCGTTTCACAAATGGTCATACAGTGCACCTTTGGTATCTTCTTTTGAATGATTGGTATTTTATCAAGCCACGCGTCAAGAGGAAGCGCAAAGATGATAGCCTCAGTATCATCAGGTACATCTTGATCGATAGTCATGTATGTGGAATTTGGAAAGACATCCAGGTACTTGTGGAGCATCTGTCCAATTCCAGAAAGAAGTGTCGGTCCTATCAACAGCATTACCTTGTTAAAGATTTAATTCTTTTAATATATAAAATGGACGAACTGAAAGCCGCTATTGAAGTTGAAAAATCATCTGGAAAGTTTAACATGCAGAAACTGTACACTCTCATGATCAGGATGTGCGATCTTATAACAGCCCCTGTGGCAGAGCCCCAGGTGGTCGCAGCGGCCCCCCAGCCGGTAGCATCACAGGCGGTCGTGCCTGAGGCGCCCCGGGTACCGGAACTGACGCCTTTGAAGAGGACCGCATCAGCCACGCGAGTATAAATGCAATTACAAGAACGCCACCAAGGATGAAGAAGAGATATTTGATTGGAATTTTTCCATCCTTGTCTGGTTGAACAACTGGAATGCTTGTTATGGATACATTCAAACGGTCCATGCGTTTTGAGAGTTTTTTGAGTTGTTCGACAACGAGTATATTTGTATCTTCAGGAGGCTGTTCGCGATCTAGAGTTGTAATCTCAAGCGTCATGGTAAACCCAATACCCGCTTGTAAAGGTACGTACGACCCACTGCTCGTCAGGGCATTCATCTGAAAGCGAAGTTGTTTAATGGTTATGGGATTGAAATAACACGTCTTTTGTTGAAACGGGATCCATTGCTTGTCGTAAATGACCAAATTGTTGGATCCCGAAATGTTTCGTTCGAGTGGAACACGCAGGAGGAGCTGAGCAGAACGCTCATTGAGTATTTGACCCGCCGTCGGTATATCAAGACCCAATATATCAATGTACTGATTTGTCGACGCACCCACATTGGTCACATAGAAATCAACAACCTTGATTCCTATGACGTCTCGCATTTCCTGGATAAAGACATTTGACTGATTTCCAAATGTCACTGAGAAGACATTATTCGTCCCTGTGACATATTGCGAATCTATAATTATGTATTGAACGTTTTTCATTTCTTTCTACGAGGTTTTTTATCATCTCAAATTCCCTTTGAGAATGCGTACTTTCA